CCGGACTGCTAACTCAGAAATGGTTGACAATGCCATTGCGTCAGCGAAGTGGCCATGGAGCGTGTCTTGGACGGTCATGGGAGCGTCGACAAACGGGTTCGCCGCATCTGCAAACTGCGTATGGAAGCTGCTGTCTATTCCAAGACTGTGGGCTGATGACAATTCCGGCGTCAATGCTGAGTGGTTGTGCAGGCTGTCCTGGATCTCCATAGTCATAGCTGCTGATAACGCCAACAGGTCTGCTGTATGGTCATGTATCGAACTTTGTATCGTCAAAAGAACTGTTTCTATGGTGGACAGCTCTGGGGTATCTGATATGTGTCCATGCAGAGCATCTTCAATAGCCAGGGACAGAGCTGCGAAGACCTGCAGGGTGTTGGCTGCGTGTGCATGCAGAGCATTCTGAGTCTGGAGATTATGGTTCGATGTTAGCGTCAACAAGTCGACAGAATGCGCATGGGCAGCATCCGCGATAATCAAGTGGACTCCCTGCAGAGCATCCAGTTCTACAGTGTCCGCAACGTGGCTATGTAGGGCAGCAGCTATCGTTAAGACGAGTTCTGCATACAATGCCAATGAGTCGGCTGTGTGATCGTGCAGAGTTCCTTGGATACCAAGGGTCATGTTGCTGTACAAAGTCTGAATATCAGCTGTGTGGCCGTGCAGAGCATCGTCTATAGCGAAGGCTAAGCCGGACGAAAGTACGGGTTCTTCAGAAGTCTGTGCATGCATAGCGCTCTCCACGATAAGAGTCTGTTGCGCTGACAATAAACCGGTATCAGATGATTGTCCATGAGTGGCGTCAAGGGTTGCGAGAGTATGGGCGCTGTCTAAAGTCAGCACATCAGCTGAGTGACCATGCAAAGCTTCTTGGGTGCCGAGGATAATCCCTGTAGATATATCTGCATCGTCAGCGGACTGTGCATGGGCGCTGTCTTCGATGACTAAATTCTGGGCGCTATTCAAAGTAACTGTATCAGTAGTTTGAGCGTGCGTCGCGTCTTGAGTTCCTAAGACATGGGCGCTGCTTAAAGAGACCGTATCAGAAGCTTGTCCATGGGTAGCGTCCTGGGTACCCAATAATACGCTGCTACTTAGAGTCAACACATCTGCTGTTTGGCTGTGCAGTGTATCTTCCACAACGAGGTTGACCCCGGAATTGACATCGGCGTTATCAGTCGTTTGACCGTGAGTAGCTCCTGCTATGGCCAAAGATACTGCAGTACTCAGTCCCAACGTGTCAGCTGTTTGGCTATGAAGCGCTGCGTCAATCGTCAGTTCCGGTTCGTCGGAAGTTATTTCCTGAGCGTCGCTTATGGCGATGTTGCTGTATTCGGCGTTATAGCTGTCGTATACAACGAACGCTACACGATAAGTCCCTGCGGGTATATCCGTGATCGTCGGAAAGACCTGCTGCCCATCAGCATAGTTTGCTCGTTCATTGCCGGCGTAGACCGCAGTAGTCCAGGTTAAGCCTGAAACAATTTCGGCCTCTGTTGGGGCGGTCTCTCCGTCCGGGTAGACGACATAATAAAGATTAATAGCCATTACGGAGCCTCAGGTAGAGGTATCGGCCAGTTAGCCGAATTAGTCTCTACTGCAAAGTAATCTATTATAGCCATATCAGGATACGTAAACGCAGAGTACGCCACCGGATGGAACCCGACGATCATTACGAACCCTGGGTCTGTCACGGGACCGTCATTGAGCATGTTGGTATCTGTGATGTCAAAAGTCCAGCTACCGGGCTCGGAGTCATCTGAATTCCATATCTTACATCTTATATCCGTATCTTCTGCCTGCAGGCGCACCCAGAACCACTCAGCGTATTCCTGAGAAATAGCTCCGCCACCGCCAGATAGAGTATCCTCTGTTCCGGTACCCCTCAGACGACGTAGTCGGACTTCTAGTGTATCGGCGTCCAGCGGATCTGATGCCCCGCCGAGAGTACTTAGTTTTAGCCGGTACCCAGTGTATTCTTCTGTTATATCGTCATACTGAGACCTGAACTGTATTTCCAGGGCACCGTTGCCGTTGATAAGGATCTTAGCCCTCATTAGAATCTCTTGATCATCCGCTTGGGGGAATACCGCTTCTTTCAGCTTACCGACCCAACGGACATTGGTGCTGTTAGAGGTAGCAGATACTTTAGTAGCGTCCCCACTGATAGACCCTGCCTCGGTTTGCACGGTGAACACGTACGGAGATATGGCTCCTCCGTTATCTTTGAACACGTCAAACGGACTTCCTCCCGCGAGGATGTCAGATTCGAAGTTAAACTCGAACAAAGAGTCGTCTTCGTACGTCAGCGTTACGGCGGGATCTGCCGAGTCGTCCACCACGTCTTTGAAAATAGCCAACGAAAGCGTAGGCGGAAATCCAGGATATATGAACGAACCATCGACCGGCGTAAAGGTCGCCGTGGGGGTGAGAGCGTAATCAGTTTCGGTGATAAAAGCTGAAACAAAGGAGCTTGTCGCTGATCCGGTCAGAGCGAAGTCTGTCTCCGTCGAATCTTCGACGACGCCGCCCTGCGCTCCCCAGCCTAGCGGTCCATAACCTAATGGGCCCCAACCAAGCATTAGATAGCCTCAAGCTGTGCGGCATACTCTTTAGCTGTCGGTAAACACTGGTTCCATTCTTCTGCAGCATTCACAGCATTGATTCCTTTTCTACGTATATTTTCAATAGTCGCTGCCAATTGTCGCCACTGATTGTACGTGGCGATGACTAGTTCAGCGGCTTGTTCTCCAGTGCTGTTATTGGCATCGGCCTCTGCAGCAACGAAAGGGTAGCTGTCTAAATTAGGCTCGGGAGATCCCGCAGAAAGGAAAGCGTAGCTATCATCTAGCTTCATTTGATATGTAGCATCCTGGCTTGGTAAGCTGGTGATATATCGAGTACGGGCTTCCCCAGCAGCTTGGTTGATTAGCGCTGCACCGTCGATTTTTGCTAATGGTAGAGGATCAAAGGACTCGTAAAGGGCTTCTACTTCCGCTATAGGAGAATATTTAAGTATCCCATCATCTGTAAATATGGAGTACCCCGCTAGTCCACATGCCTCTATAAAATAGCTTCCCTTATTGTTACGCTGCAACATAACCTAACCCCACTAAATGAGCCCTGAAGGGAGCTTCTCTGGCTGGAGATTCTCCTGTCATATCGGCAGGAAGACCCGTCGCTGGATCTAATTCTAAAGAAGAAGTACCCCCGTTATTAAAACGATATACCCCCCAAGACCCAGAATGTGTCCTTTCCTGACTTCTCCAAGCTGTTACGGTTGCATCATCTGACCATGTTCCAGACCAATATCTACCAGGAGGCAGTATCTGTAACGGAACAGAGGCAAACTGTGTGCCTGTGACTTCAGCATCAAACTCTGCAATGGCTATTGAAGCTCCAGGGTCTCCACAATCAGCTTCAAAAATATTGCGCTCCCGGTATTTGTACATACCAGCCTCTATGGTTGCCCCTGCCCCGCCTGCGGTTCCAATGTTTATACATAGGCGATTGAACAGCACTGGAGAGGCATAAAAACACTCCCCAAAGAAAGCAATTCCCCCTCCATTAAAATCTTGAAAGGAGTCCGCCCTTACGATGTTATCTGGAACCTGCATCGTATTACCTTCCCGATGCACTGAGCCATATGGGTTTATACCTGTTACATTGTTACCCCCTAAACCAACCCAAATCTTGTGAGTTCCTGCGGGAAGTGTGAACCCAGTATTGTCGTAAATTTCGTATGTAGTTCCATTCCAAATCACCCAAGGGGTAATTGTCAAGGTTCCTGACCCCACTAAGGCTTCACCCTCTATTCGGTTCACCCCGTTAGAGGCCAGCAATACAATAGGAATAACTGCCCCTACAGCATATGCATCAGCAAACTCTAAAGTGTCTACTCCTGTTTCAAGTGTATAAGCACCTGCAAGGGTCTGAGTTGCCCCAGTCCCTGTACATGTCTCACCTATAAATAGACCTTTAAAATTCATATTAGTCTTCCACGATAGTTGAGCTGGTCGTTATGCGCGGGATGTTCCCGACCGACAATGTTAAGTTCGGAGATAGCGCACCGTAGTACAGCATATTCCCCGTTCCTGACGCATCGGTCCCTATCCCTACGTGAGTAATATCCCCACCTGGAGATGCGGTCACTTCACCGAATTCAATATTAGCGGTCGGAGAAACGGAGTTAGCCGTAACTGTCCATCCTCCAGACGTCCGGGCTACAGCTACGCGGGCGTATCCCGTATAGGCTGTTTCACTGGTTGTCTGGTCGCCTGCTTCGCCAGGATCTGCCGTATGTAACGAAACATAAAGATTCGTTAAAGGGTCGGTCCCAGCGTTGTCGGCAATATTCGGGATTGCGTCAGCGTTGAACAGCAACTCTAATATGGCATTTTCCCAATAGTTTGATTTACTGCTCATGGGTTACTCCTAAGCTGGGGCCGCGATCTCGATATCCCAAGCAGGAAAACTAACAGTATTACCGCCGCCTGACGTCAGCACTAAAGAGTCACATTCAGTTACGTACCCTAAAATAGCGTCGTTATCATGCAGCACTACGTGAGTCGCCGTACCAGACGAGTCGATAGTGACGCCTGATTTAGCAGCAACTGTAACTTTCCGCCCAGACACGTCGCCTGCACCTACTGTGAAATCACCGCCTGCTACTGTTGCCGTCGCTAAAGCTACAGCGGCGATGCCGGCGTAGTTTGCAGGGGCTGCAGAACATGCAGTCATGCGAATTGAGTTGGTGGACAGCCATGAAAAAGCGCCCGCGTAAAAAGCATTGTCGGCTTGTTTAGTCATATCATTCTCCTATCTTCGGGGCGGTCTGCCCTAAAATACCGTTGTGAATATTGAGCGTTCTTTCCCCGACATAAGGCGTATCGGATTTTCCTTCAACCGATACCCACCCATACGATTTGAATTTCTCAGCCTGGGCAGCATCCATGAAACGAGTTTCGTCTTTAATGAATTCTTCATGCCCATCTTTAAAATCACGAAGTACCTGCACTTTAATATTTTTATCCGACATGGTTATTCCTCAGTAGTAATTTCTGAAAGCAATGTTATTGTAGAGCTGGAGCTACAAATAGCCCGTACCGCTCCACTGCCTGCCACCAGTTCAATATCAAACACAGCAGTTTTAAAATCAAGTGCTGCGCTATCTGCAGCAGTCATGTTAATCCATAAAATTTTGTTGGTGTTATCTAATTCCAACGTATCGTCGTCAGTAGTGAACAGAGCCAACTCGTCCCCACCAACTTTATCCTTTACCTGCATCCTCGCGCCTGTATAGATAGTAAAGTCGAATGGGGTGTAGTACACCAAATGACCGCCACTGATATAGGGCTTGAATACAGCTGCGTTGATATGGTTGAACTCAATAGTGTCGTCATCAATAACCGTTACACGTGTGAATGCTGAAGACAGTGCTAAGGAGTCCGCGTTGATTTCCTTCATACCTTTTACGCCAACCACTGCTGCTTTCCATTCGTCCGGTAGGCCGTGATCAACCGCTGTGATTCTCACCGGCGCTGACTGGTCGATATCTGTAATCGGGGCCCAGGTCATTAAATCTGTTTCAATACGCAAAGGTATACGAATGGTATCCCCTTTACGAATACAAAGGTCTAATTCAGCTAATTCGCAGGCCATTATTAAATCCCACCGTATGCAACAGTTCGATATTTATGCTCTTTGCGTTCACGCTCTGCTTTAGCCTGATCGCAATACCCGTAGAACTTAGCTTCGTATGCCTGAGCCATCGTCCGATCGTAAGTCTCAGCATCTGGTTTCTGGTGCCCCAAAGCGCGCATCCACAACATTAAATGCCGGTGATGCTGCTCCTCGATCTCAAGTTTCTGGTCGAAATCAACTATGTCTTTAAGGGGCATGCGGTAGACGATCATCTGCAACGAAACGTCTGCCTCAGGAATACGGAGCAATCGCAACTTGCCTTGCTCCATACCGCTGATCACAGCGCGGACTTCTCCCTGCTGGTTGTCAAGCTTGAACCCTTGTTGAAAACCGTAATCATCTACGGCCAACGTATTTTGAAGATCCTCGAAGTTCAGGATATCCAAATCCCGGGCGTCGGAAACCCGTTGAACTTGTCGGATCTTCAAAATACGCGGACTGATAGTAACAAACGCTTCCCCGGCTAAACCTTCTAGCCGGGTAACGTCTGAGGACGCATCGGAAATACCCCCCGTCAGACGAGCGAACATCTTCTGTGCGTCGTCTAAGTAACTAAGCAATTCTGGGTCGGTCCACAGATATGGTTTCAACGTATCGTTGACGTCGGCCCGGAATAACTTGATTAGGGAAGTAGAGTCCATAATTACTTATCTTTGTTTTCCGAAGCAGCTTTGTCAGCGTCTTCTTGTTCTTTGGCAGCAACTTGTGCTTCCTGGATAGCTTTGAACTGTTCCTGGATTTCACGCTGGTCTACTTTGAAATCAACTTTCTTAGAGACAGAATCTACTTTCGGAGAACCAGAGGCTGTGAAATCTTCGCGATCGTTGGTGTCCATCAATTCCAGGATGGCTACGTTGATCAGTTCACCGCGTTCGATAGGATCTACAGGCGCTGTTTTTTTGTTATCGTCATCTAAAACATTCGGATCTGCGCCATCTTCAGGTACTGCACCGATACCGATCGCTTCGTTGTACGCCAAACGCGGTACGTGGATAGGCTTATCTTTAATGAACCGAATCGAATGGCCATAACGTGTTGTTAGGATGTGGTTCCGGTTAAGGACCAACTTGGGTTGTTTTTTACTCATGTTCCGATCTCCAGAGGTAAGGCATTACGAAAAGGGGCCCGGAGGCCCCTCGCCGTTCAGCAATTAATGCGTTTGAGTTTCGTTGACGCGGTTACGTACAACGTAGCCCACTCGCACTGTTACTTTACCTGCTGTAGCGGGTGCTACAGTAGGCGCTACCGTTACCCGGATATTTTCACCATTACCTACATAACCCGTAGGTACTAATGCTGTCCGACCAGCGGTGACTCGATTGGTGGCTCCTAAATAGCGCGTAGCACTACCGGAGTCGCCGACTGAAACATTGTAAGCGGTTGCCCCGGTCACAGCTGTTTCGGTTACTACCTCGCCACCAACAACGATGGCACCAGTAGGAAGGTTAATTGCTTCTACGACTTTTGAGGCAACGGTTGCGAAATCTACAGTCGCGCCGTTGACATCTACCATCGTATCGTCAAAGTTGAAGGTGAACTCAGCAGTCAAAGGCCACTGAGCACCACGTGTAGTGATTAATTTAGCCATGATTTTGCTCCTCTTAATTAGGCCGTAAGTTACTGAGCAACATACACAGAGATAACACTGAAATCTTGCACTGTGTTACCTGAGTAAATGCTGTTGAACTGTGGCTTCAAGAATCCCATAATCTTGGCAATAGAGACGCCTTGTTGGTTATCGTAGTCGAAGCCTTTTTCTACCCATGTAGGGTTGCCGATATCTGCCATGGCCAAAGCTTGAGCACCACAGAACAGAATTTGGCAGCCGTCGACCGTACCATCATCGCCCCACTTGTCACCCGATGCAGCGCCGGCAGTGTTGTAGACATGGCGGAATTCGTGGAACACGATACCGTCGATTTCTACACTGTCGCCAGTGAACAGAGGGTTGTTAGCACTACGCTGACGAGCATTACGCACGTTTTGCATATAGGTATCGTCTAATTTCAGACGAGCCATCGCTTGTGGAGTTAAGAAGGCGTGGAATACTTCCTGACCGCCTGGACCTTTCACGCCGCGCATGTACTGGTCTTTAGCATAAGCTTTCAACTGTACGAACAGCTCCCACATAGGGGTATCTGCTGCAGCGACGTCTGTAGTAGCGCCGTTGACGGATAACGTTTTCGCAGTACCGTTCCAGCGTAATTTACGTTGGTTGGTAGGTGCTTTAACGTCAGCAGCGAATTCCAGGAACGGTAAATCTGAACCTACACGTGGCAAGCCGTTGTTACGCATCGCATATGAAACGCCTGACAAAGTTAAGAATGCCATTTGATCCACACGGTCTGCTAACCAATAGGCCAACACGTCGCGGCTGTTATTACGGAACTCAACAACTGATTTCTGATCAGCCATACGACCTTCGTGGCGATTCGCGTGACGCAATTGGTCAATGCGGATCACTTGGTCGTAGGATTTCATGGCTTCTTCGTTGCCTTCCAGCGTACGATCGCCTGAGATACCATCCCCTTCCAGGTCAGCTAACAGAGTGATTACAGCGCGGGCACCTTTATCCGATTTTTTCAGCTCAGTAATGTGCTGAACCATCGCATTAGAGTCTTTGCCCATGAGTTTGTTGACGAATGAGTAGTTACGCGCATGTTTCCATAATTGCATGGACCATAGCGTTAATTCTTCTTGGGTCTGTAGACCAAAGTTTGTATTAGCCATTAGATAGCCTCCTAAATAGAAAGTAGTCGAATCTTTACGGCCAGTTATCGCGTTAGCCAGTGCGGAAGCGACTTTTTAGGAGGTCGATCTCCGCATGCACTGTCGCAGCATGCCCTCG